TTCGTCAAGACAGTAACCGTTTCTCCATCTGGCGGTTCAGTCCTTGATGTTGATGTAACCGAGGTTGTTGTCTCATGGCTAGGCGGCTCTACCAACTATGGTATCGCCCTAGCCCCACACACTAGTGCAGAAGGATACCTAGATGTTGAGTCTAGGGAGTCCTCTCACGTTCCTCGACTACTCGCACACACCGTTGCCGCTACAGATGCCAGTTTCACCGCTACGGTTGTAACTGCTTCTGCAACGTTCGTTAACCCAATCATCTTTGCCGGTGATGGTTCTGTTCACATCTTCGCAGAAGATATGGAGGCCGCTGCTGATATGGCAGGAGGCTCATTCTCTGGTCCTGTGACAGTAGCCGCGAACCCGATGACTGCTTCTGCTGCTGACCCAGACGCGACGGTATCTGTTGAAAAGGGTGTCAGGGTAACCGCTACACCTATGACTGCTACCAGCGCATGGGTCAAGCCTAGCGGAGTTAACGGTTCACCTATCTCTATTCCTGAGACAGAAGACAAGTACTTCAATAGGGTCTTCGCTGCTGCCCCGAAGATTTGGTACAGGTTCCTTGAAACCTCTGGAACTCATGCTGATGACCGTATGGACTACTTCGCTGACGCTGGTGCCACCTACCACAGTGTAGATATTGGCCGCACCGATGGTCCAGAGGGACGAGCAAGCGTTCACTTCGACGGCTCTACTTCATACCTAGAGCAGATTGAGCGTACCGGCTCCAACATTGACGAGGTAACCCCGACTGTCAATGGTGTTACTCGTACCACTCTAGAGTTTGGTATCCGTACCACTAAGCGCGAACAGTTCATCATGGGTGGTCGTGACGACGCTCTGACTGAGACTGCCACAGCCTCTATCGAGTCTCCTCAGCCACTACGTGAGTTGTACCTAAGGGACGGTAAGATTGCCATGGCAACATGGTTCTTCCCGAACAGCCTAGGTCAGTCTCACGGAGCCTACCAGTTCGTAGGATTCAAGGATATCGCTGACGGCAACTGGCACCACGTTGTTGTTAAGGGTTACACCAACTGGTTTGGCGAGGAAGGTGTCGAAATCTGGATTGACGGCAAGTTGGAGATTCGTCGTAACGGTACTCGTGACGATGGTCCTTACGGTGCCGGTCCTTGGAATGGTATGCCTGACTACGTTGGATGGCGTCCTGACACTGTAGATGGTGTCTTCACAAGCGTTCTGCCAAGCAACCTGTTGTTCGAGGGTGACCTTAGTGAGTTGGCGTTCTACGGAAATATCCTGAGCGACGATGCTATCCCGCGTCACTTCTACGACTTCATGGGCTGGAACCCAATTGAGACTTCTACAATGGAAGCCTTCGCCTTCACACCGGCTGGTGCCAAGGGCAAGGGTAACCAGAAGCGTGCTCTATTGCTTCACTGGAACCCAATCAATGTAAGTCAGGGTGGAGATTCACCTACGGCATATGACCCAAGGATTACTCAATTCAACGGTACCCCGCCGCCTGACTTCCAGTTCCACGGGTACAAGGTGTTCGACTACAACATCGCTATGAGGGTCCCGGGTAAGGCTTGGCGCGACCCGGTTACAGACTCTCCTACCCTGATTAACCTAAGGACTGACTTGGACATTGAAGACTACTCAATCATCATGTTCGCTGACTGGCCTGCACACGGTGTTGTCGGAGATATTCATGCTTTCGAGCGTCTCCTAGAAGACCTACGCTGGGCTAATGACAAGGGTATCGGCCTGTATATCACCAACTACCAGTTGGCTATTGACCTAGGTATTGTTGACCGAGTAGACTTCTGTAGTTCTCTGACTGAGACTGCCGCTGTCAATGCTCAGGGTAACGCTACTGGCCTATACGACTACGGCTCTGCTGTTGAGTTCCCTTGGAACATTGCTGCTACCTCTGGTATGGACGACACATGGCCGGGTAAGGGAAGCAGGTTCAACGGTGTTCCAATGAACACTGACCCAGCATTCCTATCCAATAAGGCATTCTTCTACGGGGACACGCACAAGAACGACAAGTTCCGCGTTAGGGCTCTGGTAGAGGGTCTGACAAACATTCCGTCATACATGACCAGTAATGCTATCTTCCAGGTAGACCAGTCTAACTACGGTTGGCAGATTGTTGCTTACAAGTACCTGCACCGTGAGAACGGCCTACAGATTGGTGACGAGTTCTACTTCTGGGGAACCAGTATGGGATTCACTCACCAGTGGCTATCTTCTGTCGGTACTACCAGTACCGCCCGCTGGGATGGTGCGTACGCTACACCGGCAGCCAACGTCAAGGCTGGACTGATTGTTACCACATTCGGTTCTCAGTTGTGGAGCGGTAAGACTGTCATTGATAACCCTTACAAGGATTACGCAACGACTATCGTCCTAATGCCAGGAGACAACTTGGCTGGAAGGCCGGTAGGCGGAAAGATGTACGTCAACTTCACCGAGCAGCCATTCACACAGGCTGACACTGTTGCTGTACAGGTTATCCCAACGGATACCGACCCTGCCAACTGGCCTGTCTCCTACAATGTAGAGACAGCAGCCCAGAGGGAGTGGGACTGGTCTGACACCCGTAAGTCTTTGACTGTTAGCGGGGTGGGGAGCACTAATGTAACCTATCAGGTAGCAATGCCTGACGGCTCTCTAGTATCTATCACAGGCTCTACTGGTAACCAGACTTTGAATATGGTTCGCTCTGCTAACCTATTCCCTGTCGAGAACCACCCGTCATGGCAGATGGACGCACGAGGTCTGTTGTGGCTATCCGACTCTGGTATTTCTGATGGTGATAATGACACGACTGTCAGGGTTGCCCCAATGACTGCTACTGCTGAGGTTGAGCAGCCTGTCACTGTGGCATCTAGGTCCACTAACTTCGCGGCTGAGCCATTCCGTGCCCTGGCACAGATGCCAAAGGTCGCAGAAGACCAGTCTGGTGACGTAGAGATTATTACGCTACCATGGGAAGCACACGCAGAGTGGACTGGATACAGCAAGGTTGTCAGCACTACGCCGATGACAGCAACGGCTGAGTTTGTCGAGCCAACAGAAGTACATGGTGGTGGAGAACAGTTTGTGGTTTACCTACAGACGACACCAGTAGTAACACTATTCTTGAAGGAGGAAGTATAAGCAATGGCTATTGCACAATATTGGGTTGGTCAGATTCCTGGCGAGTCCATCGCAATTGATGTACGCGGCACAGATGGCCGTCCCATCAATCTTGCCGGTTACACCGGCTTTGGAGTGAAGGTTCTTGGCTCTGACAACGAAGAGATTGACCTAACAGGTTACAATCTTTCTACCGCTCAGATTGCCAGTGGCCGCTTCGTGTTCCGTTGGCCAAATGGCAGGAGTGTGTTCGACAAGCCGGGTGCCTATGTTCTACAACTAGAACTGGACGGTGACGGCGTGAAGGACTTCACGACTGTACTACACATCAAGGTCAATGAGTTGGGAGGTAAGAACTGATGTTTACAACTATTGAACAGGTACAGGAAATCACTGGCTACGATGTAGACCAGCAGGTTATCCTCCTGGCACAGACCATGATTGAGGTCTTGGTTGGAAGGAACGAGGGAGAAGTTGAGAACCCTCACGACCTAGAGCAGTTGGCTCGTGCTACGGCACTACAGGCTGCCTACATTGGTGATTCCAAAAGCCTTCTACTAGAGCAGGCCCCACTAAAGAGCATCGTGGCTAACGAATCCACGACTGTCTTTGACACTGAGGCTTTCGCACCTTTCTACTCTATGTATGCTGTGTTGGTTTGCCGTAAGTTGTCTTGGATGGGCTCACGCTCTGTCCACACAGGCACGATTCTCGGTCGTCCCAACTATCACTACGGTTGGAGGTACAACTGATGCAATTGCTAACAATTAAGGGTCCGCAGTCTACTATGGAGCACTGGACCTTTGTTGTCGGTGTGGACCCGGGCGGTAATCAGACGATTACTTACGTGTCAGCCGGTACGATTGAGGGAACTATTGCTTCTGGTAGGCAGCAGACTTATCTGTACCTAGATGAGCCTCTGACTATTGGGGACCAGTTGCGTAACGTTCACGATACCGCCGACCAACCACTATTCAAGGTGGGTGACACCGAGCAGAATCAGTACGTTCACGCTGTCTCTCCTGTCGTAGATGTATACGGCAGGGTGAGGAACCATCGTCATGTGATTAGAAACTACGCACCTACCGACCCTGTTGGTGGACAGCACGGTGTCTAATGGCAGACGCACTTAATGAGATTCTCGATGACCTCGATGGTGAAATGCTTGGTGACTACCAGGAATATGCCAGAGAGTGTGTTGAGCCGTGGGCCAGTTTCAAGGGCAACCACGGCCAACTCATCATTGTACAGAACCACATCATTCCGGCAGCAGAGCAGCACGCTCACTTCACTCGTACCGACTGGCCCTTGACGGCTACGGCAGATGACTACTACAATGACATTCTGAACTGTTATGACCAGGACGTGATTCAGCGAGCCTTTGGTGACACCTTGGAGGAAATCTACTCCAATCTCAGCGATATCTGGCTGGATGCCGAGGGTATGCAGAGGGAACATGAGTTCATCACCGATGGTGGAGAGAACGCTGGGCCACATAGCACTCACGATATCTGGCGTGGCGGTCCAGTAGGTCCAATCATCTAGACGAACCGTCTCTGATGTGCTATGATAGGTAGTGCAAAGGTTACTCATCTTTGTCTCTTAGGGCGGGGTGGTTGAGCAGAGAAAGCCTCCCACCCCGCCTGTCTCATTGTCTGTGGTTTGACAACTAAACCCGTACGTGATAAACTAGTCCTGTAGCCAAGTGCTACGGGATTTTTCTATGAGGAGAGACATGAGTAACGAACTATATGAACATAAGCAGAAGTGGATGGAGGCTGTCATGGCTTCTGACCTAGGCGCTGCCACTAAGGTGTATGCATGGGGCATCTTTAAGCACATGTATGGGAACAAGATGAACTCGTTCCCGAGTCGAAAGGCTATCTCGGCAGCAACAGGTCTAGCAACAGGGAAGTTCTACCTCCACAATCAGGCTCTAGAAGAGGCTGGGTTCCTAAAAGTTAGTCGGAGGAGCGGTAAGGTCAACCTGTATGAACTGATGTACCTGCCCACAGAAGGGGCGGGTACCCTACCACAGAAGGATACACACCCTACCACAGAAGAGGCAACACCTGCCCACAAAAGGGGCACTAATACTACAAGTAATACACCAAAGGATACTTCAATGGAAGACAACAAGGATGAAGCGGCCGTCGCTGGCGCTCCTAACGCTTCATGTGAAGATGTTAAAGAAGACAGAGAAGAGTATGTTTACATGGGTACTCTTAGGGATGAGGACTTCGAGCCTTTCCCTAACTTGAAGGGAACCCTAGCCCTTGACTACTTGGCTAACTCTGAGGGTGTGAAGTCTTCTCTATCGGCTGTAGTAGAACCTCCGCTTAAAGAAGACAAGGACCGCGTAGAGGGCCTAGAGCATTTGGAAAGGCTCATGAGGTCAAGAAACATTTCAGAAGAGGGCAGAGAGGCAGCCAGAGGCCGCTACGATGACCCTGAGTACCGACCGCACTGCTCAGGAATGCAGAGGGCCGGTTGGATTGCAGGAGAGGTACAGAATGAATATGTTGACTAGACAAGAGCACGCCAACCTATGGCTAGAGATTCAGTCCACACTAATGTATGGAAAGTGTACGCCAGAAGAGTTGGCGAAGTGGCTGCGAGACGCAGCAGACTTCTTGGAGGCTGACCATGGCCCACAGTGACCACCCGGATTGGGCAGAGAAGGTTGCTCACGTCAGGAACAACTTTGAGAACACGCTGGACCAACTGATTCTGATTTATGATGACGTTCACCCGTGGGTGTTTGCAGAGGCTCTACAGGAAATGGCTGACAACTGGAACGAGATTGGCGATGCCTGGGCTGAGCAGGATGAAACCGAGGAAGCCTTTCAAGAGATTGTCGAGAAGATGGGGCCGGTAGACGAAGATGGATGAAGAAGAACTAGACCTAGATGCTATCAAGGTAGAGATTGAGTCCATGAGAGAAGAGTTGAAGGCTCTCACGATTAGGCGTAGTCTGCTGGAAGTACATTTGGGAGAACTACGAGACGTGGCCGCAGACCTTAATGAGACACACGATAAGGTCGAGGCCATGGCTCGTGAGGTTGAGAAGCACCTAGCAGGAGAGTCTAATGGGTAGGCTCACCCTAAAGGGTATGGCAGCAGACACGGTAATCGAGAACGTGTTCATCTGTGAGGATGACAGTACCGTTATTGTCTCTCTAGAGAAGGAATCAAAGTGTCCATTGTGTAGTAAGGACATGGAGAACGCTGGCTGGTTCGAGGCAGGGGTGAAGAAGTGAGCGAATACACCGTAGAGATTGCCTGGGTTGACCGTCACGGATATGCTAGAACAGCAGAAATCGACTACAGGAACATGCAAGAGGAGGTCCGTCTCCTAGAGGAACTAGGATACAAGTGGACCGTAGCAGGGCCGGTAACGAGAAAGTTCGACAGCACAGACGAAATCAAACTAAAGGTTAAGGAAGAGGGCGTCACAGATGACCAAGGATGAAGAACTAGAAGCATTGGCACGAGGAGACACCATCGTGATGCGTGTCACAGAGGGCGGGTACGTAGTGAAGACAGTCGTATCTTCTGATGAAGAAGACGATGAACCAAACATCATCGACTATCTACACGACTATCACAACTATGGAGTGGAAGGACTAAGGCCAGATGACAACTGAGAAGTGTGTGTTTGAAGGATGCGACCGTCCGAACCATGCCAAGAGCCTATGTAATGGACACTACATGCAACAGCATCGTGGAGAAGAACTTCGCGTTCTACAGGTCCATAAATTCTACGCACCCCCGGCCCCAGGTCGTAAAATCTGTACCGCCTGTGAGCGTGTACTGGACGCTGAGAGGGACTTCTACAGCAGGGCCACAGGCACCAAGCACACATGGTGCAAGGAGTGCTACAAGTCTAAGCAGAATGCCCGCAAGGCTGCCAAGAAGAAGGTTTCCGCTTGACATTAAGAGTGTCACGGAATAGAATAGACATGTCTGTTACTGCTGTAACTGGAAAGCCCCACCCGTTGAGAGCACCGCGTTTCTTGCCATTCGCCTCCTGTTCCTCCGGGTGGGGTTCTTCTTTGTAGCAGAACGGGCGGTACGCAAACAAGGAGAGATAATGAACATTAGTCAGAACGGATGGTCAGTCATCCAAGAATCAGATACATACGACTGGCATATCCCCAACACCAGTAGGAACCTAAGGCTACGCAAGGGACCAGCAGGCTTCGTACTGATTCACCTGTGTCTTTGGTTTCAAGAGAGAATCGAACCAATCGACCTCGGACAACTAGACGATTGGGGCTACTCACTGAGGAGGATTGCTGGCACAGACGTGTATAGTAATCACTCATCAGGCACAGCAGTTGATATCAATGCACTAAGGCATCCTAGTGGTAAGAAGAACACATTCACACTAGCACAGAGGCTACTCATCAAGGCTAGGCTGTTGGTCTATCGCGGCGGTATCAGATGGGGAGGGACATTCTCAACCACAGTAGATGAAATGCATTGGGAGATTGACCAAGGCTCAACAGCAGTCTACAAACTAGCCAAGAGGCTAGCCAAGACACCTCGTGGCAAGAGGGTTATGAACGTCAACAAGGGTGGATGGGTGTCCTGATTTGACTAATAACGTCAGCAATGGCACTATTAGATTGACTCAGTAAATTTAGGAGGAGGTTTCGCAGGCTCTAACACACGTATATGGTAGGTGGGTTAAGACATACGCGAATAACACAAAAATATGGGCAATATTGCATACTCAGACGAACAAAGGGGACAATTCCTCGAAGTTGCTAGTGAAATTGGTATCACTAGGGCTATGAGGAAACTAGGATACCCGGCATCTTGGGGTACTGGTGAGAACTGGATGAAGCAGGCCGGTATTGAACTACCAATGGATGAAATCAAGGCCAAGGCAGCACAGATGCATGACTGGTATAAGACAGAGGACATGCTAGTAGTTGCCCAGGAAGGTATTCTACGTACACACCTAATGCTACAAGATGAGACAATGGACCCAGATGGTCATAAGAAGATGGCCGAAGCATTCCAGAAGTATGCCAACACATGGCTACTACTACAGGGTAAGGCCAATAGCATCAATGAGAATAGGGTTCGAGACTCTTCTGATTTGGCCATCATGGAACTATTGAATGAAGAAGCAGCACGTAACTCACAACTAGAGGAGGAAGAAGTCAAGAACTGAACGGTTGTTCAATATAGTAACGCAAATCGCAGTCGTAATAAAGAAACAGAAAGCGATAATGCGCTACAGTAGACATATTTTTCAATCAACAAAAAGTTGGCTTCCCACTAATTGAATCTCAAAGAGGCACTAAGAGGCGTTGACCCTAGACTGATGGAATCGTCTGAGGGTCGTAGACTTGTTACCAAGCATGACCCGCTCATGTTTGCTGCTGTCTATCTACCTCACAAACTATATGACTCACAATTTGAGGACATTTCAGACGTGACCCTTAACGACTTCCACTTGGACGTAATCGAGTACGCCAAGTCTTGGACACGCCGTCTGGATATCAAGAACAAGCAGCATGACTGCTTCATTGCTCCTCGTATGTGCGGTAAGTCTACTTGGATTAACCACATTCTGCCTATCTGGGCTGGTGCTCACTTCCACAAGCGTTATCTCATTGCTTTCTCAGACTCCGATACTCAGGCTCAGAAGTGGCTTGGTAACTTCAAGTTGGAAATCTCTAACAATGAACTACTGAAAGAAGACTTCCCTGAGTTCACTACCGCCCGAAAGTTGGGAGGCCGTGACTATCTCGACAACCGTAACGTCACTATGCGTGGAAATGGCTTCATTTTCCAGGTAGCAGGAGCCGACAACAACGTTGCTGGTGCTAATATCAACGGCCAGAGGCCAGAAGTCATCCTTTTCGATGATATTGAGCCATCCGAGTCCAACTATTCTACCTATGAGGCTACAAAGCGTCTCAATACAGTCCTAAGTGCTCACTTCTACCTGAATATCGCTGCTATCAAGGTCTTTATCGGCACAACTACGATGCCTGACTCTATTATTGACCAGATGAGGAAGACTGGCGATGCTCTAGCCGTGTTTATGGATGAGAATGAGGGCAAGTGGGACCCAGAGAAGTTCCGAAACGAACTAGACCCCAATTTGAGGTGGGTACACGACGCAGGAATTAGAACCCACTACTGGCCAGCCATCGTTAATACTGAGGCGGGAGACGCCTCCCTATGGCCTGAGAGGTGGTCTATGGAGTACCTGAACAGCCAGAGGGGCACCAGGGAGTTCGCCATGAACATGATGAACCGTCCTATCAGCCTAGACGGCGGGTATTGGGATGAGAACGACCTTGTTATTGATGAGCCAGAGTCATATGGAAACACAATGCTGTCTGTAGACCCGGCTGTCACCACTAAACGAGCATCTGACTATACCGGCCTCGCTGTGGTATCTCGTGGAAGTGATAACAGGCTCTATGTACGACATGCTGAGCAGGTTAAACTGACTTCCGACACACTAAAGGACTATGTAGAGGAACTTCTAGAGAAATACGATGCTAAAGTCCTCTATATCGAGACTAACCAGGGTGGAGACTTGTGGAAGCAGGTATTCACAGGCGTTAAGGCTCGACTAAAGACTGTTAGGCAGTCTGAGAAGAAGGAAGTGCGTGCAGCCCAGGCTCACGATATCTACCGTAAGGGTAAGGTGGCTCACACGAGGCACTTTCCTACGCTAGAGGAACAAATGCTGGCATTCCCACGAGTGCCACACGATGACGTACTCGATGCTGTTGTTTCAGCGGTCTTGTACTTCAACCAAAACAAAGGGCGCGTGGGAGTCCGTCAAACTAACTATCTAGGAGGAAAGGCTTCATAGCCATTCACATAATGACAGAACTAAAGAACGAGGTTTCTGCGGTACTAGCACGCAGGGCCGAATATGAAGAGGCAGGCCATTACTACGATGGCAATGTGGACGAGATTTTCGGTTCCGCTGCTCTTAGGCACCTATTGAGGAACAGCATGGGATACCACTCCCGTCTGAACTTCTGCCGCCCCGTAGTAGATGCAGTCTACAACCGTTTGGAGATTACAGCGGTAGAGGGAACCAAGCCTGAGTCCAATCAGGTCATTGGAGATACATGGGAGTACAACCAGTTGGGTCTGGACTCTGACGAGATTCACCGTAGGGCGCTAGTTTACGGTGACTGCTATGTCATGGTTTGGCCTGACGAGGAGGGCAATCTAGAGATTAGTTACAACACACCACTAACTACTACTCTGGTATATGACCCCGAGTCCCCAAGGACCAAGTTGTACGCTGTAAAGATGTGGAGCGTACCGGGCGGTAGCCGTTTGAACATCTACTACCCTGACGTTATCAGGAAGTACACCACCACTGACGAGAATGTGACTGATGGGACTAATTGGAGTTCTGCTGGCTCATTCGATAACCCGTTTGGTGAGATTCCTGTGTTCCACTTCCGTACCGAGCGTCCGTTCGGTCGTCCAGAGCACAAGGATGCATATGACGCACAGGACTACATCAACAAGCAGTTCGTAACGTCTATGATTTCTACCGACTACCAGGGAGCACCACAGCGTTACGCTCTCTACAACGTCGGTACGTCTTCTGAGTTGGAGGATTTCAAGGAAGGTGACACCGCTCGTGAGAACGAGAGGTCACTAAAGAACGGTCCTGGCGAGTTGTGGGAGTTGTTCGGAGCAAACAGCGTTGGCG